TGCTTCTGGATTGTTATCTGTTGCTATGAGTCAATCTGTAGCGAGTGGACAATATGCAATTTCTTTAGGTCAAAATAATACTGCATCATCAAATAATAGCACCGTCTCAGGCGGTCAATCCAACACAGCATCAACCAACACTCATGCAACTGTTGTTGGGGGTCAGAGTAATACTGCAAGTGGGTTGCATAGTGTAGTTGGAGGGGCATCTAATACTGCAAGTGGGCAAGCCGTATTTGTTGCTAATGGTGGTAATACTGCAAGTTCATCTTACGGTTCTGCATTTGGATTTGGTTCAAATACATCTGGAAACTCAGCTATTTCAATGGGTGGTTATGGATTAGCATATCTTGAAGCACAGTTTTCGCAAGGGTCAGGAAGATTTGCAGCAACTGGGGACGCTCAAAATTCAATTGTTACTGCAAGAAGAGAATCCGCTCTAACAACTGGGGCAACTGCAACATTATCATTATCAGGCAATGGGACTACACTGCTAATTATCCCTAACAGCAACAACCGTGCATGGAACGTACAAATAGACACTATCGCAGTAGTTACGGCAATCACGGGAACTGCAACGGGTGTTAGCGTTGGGCATTGTTATTCAGAAACAAAACAACTTTTATTTAAGCGTATAGGTGGTACATCTTCAATTGTTGGAACTGTTGACACAACTGCAATTAAATCAGATTCGGGGATGTCGACAACATCAATCACAATTTCTGCGGGGGGTTCTCAACAAATGGCAATTACATTCACCGCACCGACTTTTGCTGGTGGCGGTTCTGTGACTTGTCGAATAGTTTCTAAAGTTTCACTTGTCGAAGTAGCATATTAATAAAATTATGGCAATAAAAATAAACACCACAATCACAACCGACGAAGGCTTTGAAGTAAGCAACGCATTCGGTTATCTTAACATATACATTTTAGCACCTAATAGCAATTGGGTGAATCTAAACTATTATAAAAGTGAGCAGGACTGGATAGACGGCAAAGCACCTTTGAACGTATCGGCACTACCTAACCAAGTGCAAACCGAGTTAACAACTGAGGAGTTTTGGGGAGCTAATTTAGCAACTTTAATTCACGAAAAATGCAAAGTTAAGATTGAAGAAACAACGGGAGAAAACACAGTCACAATAGTACAATGAGTTTACCAATTTCCTTTGAAGAATTTAAAAAGAACCCGATAGCTGCGGTGGCTTTTTGTATGCTTTTAATTGTAGGCTATTTATACTATGAAAGTGAAAATACAAAGAAAGCCATTATAGCAAAGTGTGAAAATGAGAATATAAAAATGGGCGATAGGTTGCACAAAATGGAACGTCAACAAAAGCAAAGCGATAGTTTATTGGCGGTATATTCCTATGAGATTAAATTTTACTTGAATGCTATTGAAGGGTATTCTGAAACAATAGAACAAAAAAAATGACAAAATTTAACGACACGGCAGCAGATAGCAGCAGCATAATATCAGTCGTGAGTGCAGTTGCATCCATTAGCACAACGGCACAACCTATTATCTCGGCATTTGCTGGAATCGTAGCAATCATTTCGGGGTTATTTGCCATCCGTTATTACATAAAAAAAACAAACAATTTATGAAAATATTTGAAATATTTAAGGGAGACAAGGGCGAGTTTTCTAGTAAGAGATTCGTTGGAATTATTGGGGCTTTCGTTCTATTTGGAACTCTTGCACATAATAGCACCACGCCCACAGACATAGCCCCATCAAAGGAACTTGTTGAGGCAGTTGAATGGGTTGTAATTTTAACGCTTGGATTCACATCAATAGATAAGTTTAGCAATGGCAAAAATAACTCAGATCAAAACTCACAGGGCGAAGCCTAAGCGCAAGCGCCCAGGTGTGCACTCAAAAAATAATAAGCCATGCAAAATATACCGAGGACAGGGGCGATAATAATTTTACTTATATTTTTAGTATTCGTTTGGATGCAACCTAAGCCAAAGCCGCCTATTGAATTCCTGCACGATACAGCTTATTTAAAAACAACTGATTCATTTATTTTTAACAGAACTAAAATAATAAAAAAATATGACACGTTATTTATGTATTTTCTTGATAGTCCTTACTCAACAAAACTACTCGATAGCACAATCAATTTGCATCGACAGCTCGATGCTCAGGGCGTCGAATGAATACTTAATTAAAGGACTCAAAGCGCGTGAGCTTAACTCGATTTATAAAAAACAGCGTCACACTGATAGTGTTTATATCAGTGAGCTTCGTAGTGTTATTAAAATTGAGATGTCAAAAAACGCTGAGTGCCTGGATGAGAATCACAAAATTAAAAAACAAAACAAAACACTTTGGAGCGTGACGATAGGATCACTAGCGCTCACTATATTATTAATAATTTTTAACTGATATGAAACAAGTTCAAACATATTTAAACAGATTCGGCTGCAATTTAGCAGTGGACGGAATCATTGGCGAAAAAACCAAAGCCGAAATTAAAAAATACATTTCTGCCCAAGTTAAAGGGATTACTTGGGTAAGATGCGACGACAAGCTTACAAATACTTTCGACGATTTCGGAGTGGTATGGGTGAATAGTGAGCCTGTAGAGGTGTTTCCTTGCAGTACAACCGCAGGCAGGCATTATGTACAAAATCCGATAACTCACGGCGGAATCAAAGGAACTGCAATAGCTTGCAAACAGGTGGTAAAATATAGCCACACTTTTAAAACCTCTGCGAATTGGAAATCTCTTTGGCTTGGCGCTCCATACTTTCAACAAACGAAAGCTATTAAGATTTATAGAGATGGGAATAAAGATGCTGTTATAGATACAGCAATTACTCAGGAGGGACTTTTTGGAATTAACTTCCATCGTGCAGGACTTGGCTCATTTGTTGACAAATGGTCTGCAGGTTGCCAGGTGGTGCCAGATAAATATTGGTTTAACATCGTTAAGAATTTTAAGGATGGCGAGAAAATTGATTTCGTTTTAATATGAAAATTGAATGGTGTGACGTTACAAAGAAACTGCCACTTGATGGAGTGGCAGTCTTGACGTCGGACTATGATGTCGCAATTTATGACGGTGAAAATTGGGTTAATTATTGGACTGATTTAATTATCCCTGAGCCTCTGTATTGGTTTCGGATTCCGCCTCTTCCTTGGGAGTAATTAAATTTATAACATTATTTGCTTTCGCAGGCTGTATATCTTGAATCTCAAATTCAGTATGCATCCCCATCATGATCTCGGGCGCATACAGGCGACCAAAAAAAGAAGCTGCTCGGTACTTCAACATTAGCTCGGGCATCGTTTGCCATTTGCTGCCAGTCTTTTGAAACCAACCTTCTTTTTTAGCCATCTCGATAGTGACTGTTGGGCCATTTAAAACGGCTCCTGTTTCTTTTTCAATAGCTACAGCTCTGCATGATCCTTCGCCATCCTCAAATCGAATCGCTGAGAATCTTCCGCAACTATTGAGTGCAGCGATTACAAAAGTCGAGCTCCATGATGGACGGCCGTGAATAATATGTAAATTCTGCATTACCATAAGCGGAGACGCTCCGATTCTGTGCGCCATCTCAAGCGCTACCAAGGTGTTTGGGATGTTATTTTGGTAGTCCTTTGGGATAACGGTTGAAGCTGCAAGGGCTTTTGCCTTGCGTTGAATGAGGTCAAATTGTTCCTCGGGGTTGGTTGTTATTTCGGTTTTCATAGTTTCTTTATTTCTTTTAATACTTCGTTCCAATATTCTATTCTTTCAAATACTCTTTCGGAATCCAATTCTGCAATTATTTCATTAACACAAATTAATGCGCATTGTTTTGCTCCAAAGAAATCAATATGCTCAGTAAATTCATTTGTAATTGATAACATTTGCTCAATTAAATTATGAGCCTTTTCTTTAGGGTGTTTCATTTTATTTATATCTTTAAATTGTTTCATAAAATTCACTATTGATTAAAATTTCCATAAATTGCTCAAGGCTTATCCATTTTATCCATTTGCCTTCCTTTGTATAAGCTCCGACCATTGAGATACTTATATTGAATCCTTTCACATAATTGCCTTGGGTTAACTCGGCTTTCTTTACTTTATAATATGCAATTTTACTTTCCATAATTCGGCATCTCCAATTTATTAATTCCTGTAAATCCTTGCCATTTATTATTTGCCTTCGCTTCTCTCCAGCGTTCCAAGTCTGCCAGATATTTCGTGCGGCCGTTAGATATATCCTCATCCTCAATAACGTAAACGGCAACGCCATAGGGAGGCGCTTTCTCAACTGCAATAAAAATAAACCCTTCGCAAATACGTCCATAATGCGACTCATATAAATCAATATAAAACGCCGCCTGCACATCATATCGATATTTTAAAGCCGATCTGCCGAATGCTCGAGGGGATGCGTCCTCAGTTGTTTTTAAATCGATAATTAAATTTAAAGCCTCAGCTATTCCGTCGGGCC